GTCTTTCTCTTATCTGAAGGGATTCAAACCGAATCAGTTCGATGTCCTGCATCTTCTGAGTTGGTTCTCGGGGTTGGGCAGAGTTCGCCCCGTCTCGAGTCGCTCCATAATGGAAGTGGTTCTTACGGTGACGCGGTTGCGGCCTGGTCGGAAAGAGTTCTCTCAAGGACGTTGTTCGATTGGCAGAAGGTTGCGTTGAATGGTCAGTTGACTCATGACGAGAATGGCGACCTTGTGTTTCGTGAGGCGTTGACTAGCTGCGCCAGACAAAATGGAAAATCGGTCGCTCTCACCTCGTTATGTGGGTACTTTTTGACGGACTGGTCAGCGATGCGGGGAAAGCCTATTCACGTTCTTTCCGTTGCCAACAAACTTGATCGTGCGGTTGCAATCTTCAACGAACTTGCTCCGGTACTCGAGGCACAATTTGAAGGTCATGTCACTTGGAGTTACGGACGCAACAAAGTTGAGATGCCGAACGGCTCAACGTGGGAAGTCCGCGCTGCAACCCCGAACCTTCACGGCGGAACCTACGATCTAATTGTTGTTGACGAAATCTGGAATGTGTCCGAGGAGGTTTACTTCGATGCGTTGCGCCCGTCACAGATTGCGGTTAAGTCTCCGCTCCTTTCTTCCTGGTCAACTTCAGGAGATGAATCTTCAAAGACAATGCAGCGATTGCGAGAAGCAGCAATTGGCGCAATAGATCAACAGAAACAAACGCGTCTTTACTTTGCCGAATGGAGTCTTCCGTCGGTTGATCCGAACGACGAAATAAATTGGGGCTACGCCAACCCTGCCCTCGGGCAGACCATTACCCTTGAGGCACTTCAAGCAGCTGCGGAAACTCCAGATCGAGCAGCGTTCCTCCGCGCTCACCTAAACCTGTGGGTCTCATCGGCGGACGCTTGGATTCAACCTGGCGTCTGGGACAAATTGTTCACCGAATCAGACTGTCCCGCAGGAGGTGTCCTTTGCGTTGACTCAAGTACAGGCGGCGAAAAGTATGTCGGCATTAGGTGCGGACTTACTGAGGAGGGCAACATTATTGCGACCGTCCAGTTCTCCACAGAATCCCTTAAAGAAATGTGGATAAAGATTAATGAGGCAATGGAGGCAGACCCGAAACTACGGCTGGCAATTACTCCGGCACTCGACCTTCATACGCCAGAGAAGTTAGAACGGCGACGTCAAATTTTTGGCTACGCCGAGGTATTGAAATTCACGGGTCTCACTCGCTCGCTGATCCTTGAGAAACGCATCTACCACCGAGGCGAGGAACTGCTAGCAACTCATGTCAACAGGGCAGTCCTTGCCCGCGCCAACGGTCAAGTCGTGATTAGTAGCCAACGCTCCCCTGGCCCAATCGAAGCCGCTCGACTTCTGGTTGTTGCAGCAGCTCTAGTTTCCCGTCCGTCAAATACTGGACGCGCAGCAATGGCGTTTGGAAGGTAGTTGCATTTGCAACTAGTTTGTGGGAGACTCCATCCGTGGCGTTCTTCTCCCGAAAAATAACTACTGCTGAATTTGCATCTTCGCCAATTAAAGCCGCTGCTGGCGTTGCCGGTCTCGGCGTCCCCCCGATGTATGCATGGTCAAGCGGTACTTTTGAGCAGGTCGCCCTTAGTCTTCCGACGGTGTCGAGGGCGAGAGACCTTCTCGCCTCGACCATCTCAAGTCTTGAGTTCCGCCAAAAGGTTAAGCAATGGAACGGTACTGAGTACGAAGAAATCTATGTGCCGAACGAGTCATGGATGGAAAACCCTGATCCAAAAGTTCCTCGCCAGTTCATCCTTGCTAACACCGTGACCGACCTATGGATGACGGGACGCGCATTCTGGGCGGTCACTTCTCGCAACGCAACCGACGGACGACCCATGAGTTTCGAATGGCTACCCTCCGCAAACATTCAGACACCAAATCAGCAAGGCCCACAGTTCTTCGGAATGCCAGACGAAATTGAGTTCAACGGCATCAAGTTAGACCCCAACGAAATCATTACTTTCCTCGCACCGACAACTGGTCTCATGTATTCAGGCCGACGCTCCGTCAGCATCGCAACTCACCTTGACCAGTACGCAGACCGTGCAGCAACCATTGAAACTGTCCCTGGTTATCTTCAGCAAACTTCAGCAGGCGAGACAATGTCCGGTGAAGAACTCGGAGACTTGGCAGCGCAATGGGCGCAGGCTCGCCGAGAAGGAAACGTCATTGGCGCGTTGAACAACTACGTCAACTTTGTTGAGTTTGACCGCGACCCGCTTGAAGTCAACGCAGCGCAGCGCGAATACCAAGCCCTCGACCTTTCCCGTATGTGTTCAGTCCCCGCGTACCTTGTCTCAGCCCCGACTCCAGGCGCATCCATGACCTACCAAAACGCATCGCAAGCCCGCCAAGACCTTTGGTTGTTTGGAGCGCAAATGTACGCACATGCAATTGAATCTCGTCTCAGCATGAACGATGTCACTGCGCGCGGACGCTATGTCTGTTTCGACACCGACGACCTTCTTGCCGTGGGCGATATGCACGACGCTCTTATTGAGCCACAAGTTCCAGACCTCGAGGAGATTCCTTCATGATTAAGTTCACCGCCGTCCCCGTCACTCTTGACGCTGCAGCTGGAGATGATGCACCGCGCACCATTACTGGCATTGCAGTGCCCTGGGACACCGTCGCAACCGTTTCAGGTGGCGAAAAGGTCATGTTCAAGCGCGGAGCCTTTGACTTGAATGCAAAGCCCGCGCGACTTCTTGAAAACCACGACGGACGTCCAATCGGCATCGTCAGCGAACTTGTCGACCTTGACAACGGTCTTGGCTTCAGCGCAACGTTTGCTCGTTCAAAAGCAGCCGACGACGTTGTTGAACTTATTCAGATGTCCGCATACGACTCAGTGTCTGTGGGCGCAGTCCCCAAGAAATTCAAATTTGACAAGAACGGCGTCATGATTGTCTCGTCTGCTGATCTACAAGAACTTTCGGTCGTCAGCGTTCCGGCATTTGCCGACGCAGTCATCGAAAAAATCGCTGCTTCAGAACCCGACCTTGAGGTCGAAGAAGAAGCAAACGAACCCCAACCCGACACAAGTCTCCAGGAGGAAACAATGTCACAAGAAACCCAAGTCGAAGCCTCCAAGCCCGACGCAATCCCAACATCACCAATCTTTGCTGCGGCACGACGCGAAGTAAAACTTCCAACCGCTGTGGAATATCTTGCAGCAGCCATCTCAGGCGGCGACCAATGGCGCGGAATGAGCGATGCACTTCGCGCAGGTGCACCAGACATCGTCACAACCGATACACCTGGAATTCTTCCAACACCGATTATCTCACCTGTTTACAACAACTTCATTGGTCGTCGTCCAGTCGTTGATGCAGTTGGCGTTCGCGCACTCCCTGCCGGTGGCAAAGTATTCATCAGGCCCGAGGTGACAACCCATGTAACTATTGGGGCATCCATTTCTGAGCAGTCACCAAGCCAAGGCACAATGGTCGTGTTCAACAACCAAGTCACCAAGCAAATTTTCGGTGGATATGTAAATATCAGCGAAGCCACAATTGACTGGAGTGATCCCGCAATCTTGTCAGTTGTTCTTGACGACATGGGTCGTATTTACGCCAATCAGACCGACAACTACGCAGCCGACCAATTGGCTACAGGTGCAACCACCACAAGCAACTTCACTGCAGCATCTGTTGATGATCCGTCTTATTGGGCAGAATGGGTTGCAAATGCAGCAGAAACCATTCTTTCCGCATCAAACGGCAACTTGCCAACGCATATGTTCATGAACCCATCAATGTGGGCCGAACTCTTGAAGTTGTCCGACACTGCTGATCGTCCTTTGTTCCCACAGGTTGGCCCAATGAACGCATTCGGTAGCCTCGCTCCGGGTCAAGTAAACGGCAACGCCTTTGGGCTTCAGGTTGTTGTTGATCGCAACTTCAACGCTGCAACCACAATCATTGGTGACGCCACTGGTTACGAACTGTTCGAACAGCAGAAGGGCGCAATCAGCATTGAATCGCCTTCAACGCTTTCTCGCACAATCGCCTTCCGTGGCTATTTTGCAGCATTGATGATTGACCCAACCAAGTTCGTCAAGGCTACTTTCGTCTGATTCAGGCGAACTCTTAAAGGGACTGAACGATGGCTACTTACGATCTCGCGTTTCATACGCGCCTCGATGGGTACGCCATTTTTCAGACCTTCGTTGAGACTGGCATACAGGTCGGAGACTCCGTTGTTATCGCAGGCGCAAGCCACGGATTCAACGCAACCGCAACCATTGTCTCAACACAAGACTTCGAGTTCATCGGGGTATCTGACGAGGGCGACCTTGAATTTGACTCCGATGTAATTCGTCTTTACCAGTTCATGTATGTCAACGCAGGTTCAGACTTCACTCGATCTACCGCTACCGGCACAGTCACCTTCACCCCAAGCATCAGTTGGATCACAAACGCAATGGTTCTCGAGTTCTTGGGCATTGACGTCGCAACTGCCAACGACACCGCATTTATTACTACTTGCGTAGCAGCTGCAAACTCATACATCTATCGCAAGCGTCGCGAAGCGGGGTACACAGATTCGCAGAGCGTTGTTCCAGACGCTGCCGTGAAATTGGGCGGGATTCTTTATGCCTCAACGCTGTATCGCGAGCGCGGAAGTGCCGATTCCTTCGCCAGTTTTGATTCCATGTCTTCAATCCCCATCCCGTCAACTATGGGACGCATCATGGCTCTCATCGGCTGCGGAAGACCACAGGTCGCATAATGGCTGCAACAGGAATCCTCGTCGACGCAGTCAACGCAATCAAAACACAACTCACCGCTCTCGGTCTCAAACCCGTAACAGATCCCCGAAACGCGCGCCCAATGTCCGTCATGATTGAACTCCCCGTCATGACTTCGTTCACTTACAACGTCGGCGACTTTCGGATACCCGTCAGAGTCTTGGCAGCCCCTCCAGGCAATCAGGACTCAGGCGACTATCTCATGTCAACTGTTGACACAATCATGAACTCGCCCATCGCAGTTACAGACGCCCGTCCAGGCAATGCAAACTACGGCGGGCAAGACATACCCACATACGATCTCACCGTTGCAATAGCGGTGCGTAGAAACTAAGGAGCCACCAATGGCAACAGCAACATTCCTGTCAGGTGCAACCTGCTCAATCACCCCCACAGGCGGAGCAGCCGTGGATGTCAGCGATCAACTTTCCTCCTGTGAGGTACTTTTGGGCTTTGAACTTCTCGAGAGCACATCGCTAGCGGACACAGGCCGACAGGCAGTAAAAGGCCTACAAAGCGTCTCGGTTAACTTGTCGCTGTATCTCTCATACGGCACAACCGAAATGGAAACCCTCCTCAGCGCAATCGTCGCTGCGGGTTCATGCACAATTGTTGTGTCGCCATCAGGCACCACGGAGTCTGCGAGCAATCCAGAGTTCACGATTACGACGTGCACATTGGACGCCGCTCCGGTCATCATGTCGTCCATCGGCACCCTTGCCGTAGCCACAGTGTCGTTCTCTAACGGCACCTGGGTACGAGACGTCACTACTCCGTAAATAACAAAAGAGGGAAACAATGAAAATCCGACTACAAGTAACACCGATTGAAGGCGACCCATATGAAGTCGAAACGAATCTATTCGTTGTCGTCGCATGGGAACGCAAATTCAAACGACAAGCATCCAGTCTTGGCAACGGCATCGGCGCAGAAGATCTTGCATTCTTTGCATTTGAATCTGCTCGAGCTGCGGGAATCACAACTCCCCTGGCCTTTGACGACTTCATCAAGAAGACCAAAGCAATTGACGTCATCTCGGAGGAGTCAGGAAGTTTTACAGAAGCGGCAGTTTCCGACGCTCACTAGCGGAGGTTCTTGTCGCGACTGGCTACTGGACACCCGACATCCCATTCGACACAGACGACCTTTTCACGGTTGTTGACGTGTTGCAAGAACAAAAGAAATCACGGCAAAGACGATGACAACGAACACAACCATTGAGATTCAAGGACTCAAGGAAGCGATTCGTTCCCTCAACAAAGTTGAGCCTGGACTTCGCAAACAGTTTGTTCGAGATGCAACATTTATTGCACAGCCCGCCATTGACGAAGTCAGGCGAGGGTACCAACGCGAGTATCTCTCTGGCATGGCTCGCAACTGGACTCAAAACGGGAGCAAGAAGTTTCCGTTTTCAGTTGCCCGAGCAATCTCAGGCGTCAAATTAAAAGTCGACGCAAGCCGTGAAGCAACATCCTTAATCTACATTCAGCAGACCAACGCTGGCGCTGCAATTTGGGAAGCGGCTGGACGCAAAACATCTAACAGCCTTGGCAACAATCTCGGGTCAATTCCTGCGCCAAACCATACGCGCAATCTTGGGCCTGCCGTGTTTCGCAAACGCGGAGAAATTGAACGTGAAATGCTTAGAGCATCTAAAGACGCAATCAGGGTCGTACAGAGAGAACTTGACTAATGGCACTTGCAATTCCAATCATCACAGAATTTGACGGCAAAGGAATTAAGTCCGCCCTCAACGAATTTAAGAACCTTGAGTCCGGCACAGAGAAAGTTGGCTTTGCAGCAAAGAAAGCAGGAGAAGTTGCAGTCGTTGCTTTTGCAGCCTTGGCAGTTGGCGCAGCAGCTGCGGGAGCAGTCCTCTTTAAAGCAGCGCAAGCAGCGGCAGAAGATCAAGCAGCACAAGTTGAATTGGCTAACGCAATTAAGGCAAGCACAACGGCATCTGACTTGCAGATTAAAGGTCTGGAAGAATTCATCGACAAAACTCAACGCGCAACTGGAGTCGCGGACGACAATCTTCGTCCCGCCCTGGGCAGGCTCGTCAGGGCAACAGGCGACGTCACCAAGGCTCAAGACCTACTAAACCTCAGCCTTGACCTAAGCGCCTCAACTGGTAAATCGGTCGAGACGGTGGCTAACGCTCTTGCGAAGGCTCAGGAAGGCTCCTATGGCGCTCTCGCCAAACTTGGCGTCGGCTATGACGCTGCAACATTAAAAGCAGCAGGATTTGAAAAAGTCCAGGGAATGCTCGAGGATCGTTTCGGCGGGGCAGCAAAAGACAAAGCGGAAACTTACGAGGGCGTAATGGCTCGCCTTAAAATCACCCTAGGGGAACTTGAAGAGTCAATCGGCTACAAGGTGCTTCCCATCTTGACCAAACTTGGAGAATCAGCAGTTCGCATCTCTGAAGCATTTGGTCTCAAGGGCGCAGCAGGTGGCGTCAACCAACTTGGGAAAGAAATTGCAACACTAGGCACAGGCGCTGACGGCATGATTAACACTTTCGGCAAAATCTACAACTCAATTGCTGGATTGGTAAACGGCATCATGAATGCACTTGCCATTCCGTTATCAGTAATTAACTTCTTGCGCACAGGCGACTTAGGGAATTACAAAGTTAAAGGTCTTCCAACTTTTGATCAGTTAACGGCACAAAACCCAATGTCAAATCGTCCCGTCTCAACGCAACAAGCCGAAGCAATGTTTGCCGGATCAACTATTTCTGGCGCAGCAGGCGGAGCGCCTGCAACTATCCCACCAGTACCACCAAAAGCAGTTAAGGCTCCAGAATCAATTTTTGACAACACGTCAGGCAACGCAGGCGGATTCGAGCAGGCAGGCATCGGCGGTATCGGGCCATTCGACAACCTCGTTATCAACTTGGATGCAGGACTCATTAGTTCGCCCGCGACTATTGGTCAAGACATCATCGACGCAATATTGGCAGCGCAACGCGACTCAGGCGTTGTCTTCGCACCGGCAGCGACACTGTGACCGTCCCCACATATCAAGTTCTCGTCGGGTTCCAAACGACCACAGGGTTCGGTCAGCCGTTTCAACTCAACGACGCGGTCTTCGGACTGCTTGACACAGGCACCCTCGGCGGTCTCGCCTATGCCGACCTCACGTCAATCGTCCTGTCGGTCAACATCAGGCGCGGACGCAACCGCCAACTTGACCAGTTCAACGCAGGCACCGCACAGGTCGTGTTCAACAACAACTCAAGAATCCTTGACCCGCTCAACACGGCC